CGTCGCTGCTCGGCCACAGCCGGATCATGAACGATCTGGAAAATTCAGACTGGAATGAGTGGCACGTCACATGTGTCAAGTGTGGCGGCGAGCCGTTCGTCATGCACCGCCGACAGCTTCGATACGACAAGGGCAAGCCCGAGGGCGCGCGGCTGGAATGCCCGAGGTGCGGCGAGTTCCTGACCGACGCGGAGCGTTACGCGATGGCGCACAAGCAGGGATTCGACAACTGGAAGCCGCGCAATGAGTTTCGCGGGCGGCGAGGCTACCACGCCAACGCCCTGCTTTGGCCGCACCCGGTTGATCCCGTTCGCTACCCGGCAGGATACCTTGGCCAGATGGCCGAGGAGGAAATGGCAGTTGCCGCGAGCGCAGACCCGAAGCGTGCGCGCCGGCCAATGGTCAACACCGTGGACGCGGAGCCGTTCGACCCAACGGACGAAAGTGAGCAGCCGCCTGACTGGAAAGCCTTGTATGAGCGGCGCGAGAATTACGACACCGTGCCGCAGGCCGCATCGTTCATCACGGCTTTTTGCGACGTGCAACGCAACCGGCTAGAGGTTGGCTGGCGCGCGTGGGGCCGCGAGGAAGAATCATGGGGCCTCGATCACGTTGTCCTCGACGGCTACACGTCGCACCAAGAAGTCTGGACGGCGCTGACAAAAGAGCTTGGCCGCGAGTGGACGCACGCCAGCGGCGCGAAGATGAGGCTCGGCATGGCATTCGTGGACGGCGGCGCGTATGCGGAGGAGGTGTATCGCTTTTTCCAGCGCATCGCGCGCGAGCCGGTGCAACACGTCACAGGCCACGTCCGCGCGAGCAAGGGCGTCGGCAGATTCGGCGCACCGATTATCACGCGAAAGATGAGCACGGTTGCCAAGAATTTGAAGGGCCATGAGATCGGGACGTGGGAGGCAAAGGATCGCATTTACGAACGCCTGCGCGTGACGGAGCCGGGCGCGACGGCGATGCATTTCAACCAGCGTTTTTCCGAAGAATACTTTCAGCAACTCACGGTGGAAAAAGTCGTCATCACGTTTGACGGCGGGCAGGAGATTCGGAAATACGAGAACGAAAAGAACGCGCGCAACGAAGCCCTCGACATCGAGGTTGGCTGCCTCGCCGCGCTACGGCTGCACCCGCGCAACTGGGACGCGCTAGAGCAGGCCATTGCGGACGAAGCCGAAGCCCTGCGCACGCCGAATGCGAAGCCGCGCGAGGAAGCGTCGCAGGTTGCGGTGTTCAGCGGGCGCGGGTGGGGCATGTGAAATTGTTCTTGCCATGCGCCGCACCGCGCGTATTCTCCCCGCACTTCACGAAGCGTTAGCGCGCTCAAACTCCCGGCGGCATTGGCCGAACCGTTCCGTGCGCTAACACGGGCGGAGGCTTTTCAAATGAACATCAACCCTAAATTCCGATCACTCATTCCGCCGCTTGCACCGGAGGAACTCGCGCAACTCGAAGCCAACATCATTGCAGACGGATGCCGCGATCCGCTTGTGACGTGGCGCGGCACACTCATTGACGGGCACAACCGCTACGACATCTGCACGCGGCACGGCATCGCGTTCAAGACGGTGGAGATGGAGTTTGCAGACGAGGAGGCAGCGATGGACTGGATGGACGCCAACCAGCTTGGCCGACGAAACCTAAAGCCGGATGTCGCCAGCATCCTGCGCGGAAGGCGATACAACCGGACGAAGAAGGTGGCGCATCGTCCTGCGAATAACGGTGACAAAGTGGCAACGTTACCCCAGCGAACGTCCGAAACGCTCGCGAAGGAGCACGGCGTTTCGTCGCGCACCATCATCCGCGACGGAAAGAAAGCAGAAGCCGTCGAAAAGCTCGCGCTCACAAATCCCGAGGCAGCAAAGGCCATTACTGACGGCGTGAAGAAATTCAACGAGGTAAAGCGCGAGATCAAAAAGGAGCAGCTTGCGAAGCCCGTCGAAAAGCCGACCGGAAAGCATCGCATCATCTACGCTGATCCGCCGTGGAGCTACAACGACAAGTGTGACGCCGGAGCCATTCAAAGCGGCGGCGCTGAGAAGCACTACCCTTCCATGAGCATCGCGGAGCTTTGCGCGCTGCCAGTTCGGGAACTGGCAGAGGATGACGCGGTGCTTTTCCTTTGGACAACATCGCCGCTTCTTTTCGAGTGCGCGCCACTGATCGCCGCGTGGGGCTTCAAATACAAAGCCTGCTTTGTGTGGGACAAGGTGAAGCACAATATGGGACACTACAACTCTGTGCGGCATGAGTTCCTACTCATCTGCACGCGCGGCAGTTGCACGCCGGAAGTCGTGAAGCTGTTCGACTCCGTGCAGTCCATCGAAAAGACAGCGAAGCACAGCGAGAAGCCGCAGGAGTTCCGCGACATCATTGACACGCTTTACCCGCACGGCGAGCGCATCGAGCTTTTCGCCCGCGCAAAACACAAGGGATGGAAAACTTGGGGCAACGAGGCATGAGTGAATATGCACAATATCGGAATGCAAAGATGGCATCCGGCGCGAAGTTTCAAGACTTCATCATGGAGCGGATGCACAGCATCGGCGTCATATTGCAGCCGTATTGCAGCCAGCAGGGACAACTAAAAGGCGAGAACCTTCTTGGAATGGAGATCAAGAATGATGAGAAGATGGCAACCAGCGGCAACCTTTATATCGAGGTGGCAGAGAAGGCGCAGCCGCGCCCGGGCGACTACGCAGAAAGCGGAATTTTCAGAAGCGATAACACATGGCTTTACGGAATAGGTGATCGCGGAGTGTTCTACGTGTTCGCGAAAAGCACGCTTCGCAACGCATGGGCAAAGCGTGAGGCGATGAACTTTCGCGAAGTCGCAACGCCGACGAGCAAGGGCTTTTTAATTCCAAGAACAAACGCAGAAAGGATGTGCGCGAGGTGCATCTTGTTTGACGCATTCGGGAACATCAGGGAAGTGCGATGCGGCGGCGAGGCTTCGATCATTGACCTTTCAAGCCTAGAACTAAAACACGACGCGCAGATGTCACTTTTCAAGTAATCGAGTTTTAGCGGCAAACTCAAGGGCGGTACTGGCAACGGTGCCGCCCTCAGTTTTGCGCTTGCAACCCCGGCGCGGTGCGGCTATACGCAGCGCCAACAATGGCCGCAGTCACGACAACGCAGGGCGTGCCGCTCACGATTGAGAGCGGCAACGAGTATCACTTCACGGTGAACTACCCCGACTATCCGGTGGGCACATGGACGGCGGCATTCGTCATCGTGTTGAGCACCGGCACCCCGAGCAGCACGGCAGCGACCACCAGCGGCAGCGACTTCCTTGTCACGCTCACCAGCGCGGTCACGGCAGCACTCGCGCCCGGCGACTACACGTTTGCGGTCTACGTCACATCGAGCAGCCAGCGAACCACAGCGGAGACTGGCAAGATTTCCATTCTGCCCAACTTGGCCGTCGCGCGCACTGCGACGTTCGCCGAGGCGCAGGTTGCGCTACTCAAAACGGTGATGGCCGCGTTTGCTGCGACTGACAAGCGCGTGGTGAACTTCAACGGCCAGCAGTTCGAGCGGTTCGCCATCGCGGACTACCAGAAACAACTCGTCTATTTCCAAGCCGCCGTGATTCGTGAGCAGCAGACGCAGGCCGCACTGCGCGGAGAGGTGAGCGGCGGGCGCGTCGCGCTTGACTTCATCGCCGCCGATTAACCCCATGAAAAACCCTTTCCGCTGGCTCAAAGAAAAACTCTCCCGCTCCTACAAGGATATTGCGGGCGTCGGCGTGAGCTACAACAAAGATTGGGCGCTGAACACGCAAGGAGAGGACGCCGATTTGTGGCAGTCCGCCTATGCGTTGACAGCCCGCACGCGAGACCTCGCGCGCACGAACCCGACGTTCATCCGATATCGTGAGCTAATCTGGGGCAGCGTATTCGGCGAGGCTGGCACGATGCTGCGCATGAAGGTAAAGGAGCAGGAGGATCGCGTCATTCACACCCCGCAGGAAAAGTCTGCCATCCTCGCGCACGATGAGCGCCGCCGCCGCGTGATGGAATGGGCAGCGAAAAAGGACGGGCGCGAATACACGCACGAACCGCTCTACCGTGGCTTCGGCAACAACGGCAACCGCGTCGCGCAAATCAAAGTCGGCGAGCCGGATGTTTTTGCCAACCAACTCATCGAGCGGAAGTGGAAGGAATGGCAGCGCGCGCAGTATTGCGACGTGCGCGGCACCCGCACCTACGCGCAGATACGCCAGCTTCGCTTGTGGAGCGCCATCCGCGACGGTGACTTTTTCATCCGCATGATTCGCAGTCCGCGCGTGAACAAATTCGGCTTCTCGCTGCAACTCATCAACGCTGAGTGGGT